GACAGTGAAATGACATTTCGGCAAAATTTTAAGCCCCAAAATATTCCGAAAAGTTTATATACTAGTGGGTATTTCAACATTTGAATGAAAAAGTTTACAAATATAAAGAAGAATTTTACGGGGGGGTACGAATCCAAACCTTTTATTGTTAAATGTACTGGCAGTGGATCGGCTGGTTATGTTCGCATTGGTCTGTTCATGCTTCCGTCAAAGATGGTTGGGAAAAGGATTAGATTCATTGCAGAAGAAGTTGATGATAAAAATGAGGAGAAAAAGATAGAAAGTTATCAGGAGAGAAAGAAATGGGAATCAAAATAATTTGGTGGGCTGGTTTTGGTTTTATGGTTGGGTTATTTTGTGGTTGGGTAATTATAAGTTATCTGGAGAGATATCTGGATGAAAATTAAAATAACTTGGTGGATGGTATTAATCTGTTTTGTGGTTGGGGTTATTGTAGGTATTGTTGTCACGGGCCAGGATTGTGATTATGTAATCAAAACACCTGTTGTGGAATGTCCGGAAATCCCGGTATGTGAACAGGTTATTGATAAGGAAGACTGTTACGCGTTAGTGATTGAGGACCAGAATAATCTTGAAACGTTGAAAGGGCTTTTGGGGAGGAAGAATGAGTGAGAAGGAAGAAATAACTTTGCAAGAACATATTCAATGTATTAGAAAATGTTTTCCTAAACCAATAGAAGAAATAGAAGAGAACGCCAAACGAGAAGAGAGACAACAATGTATAAAAGAACTTTTACAAATGGAAGTTTATAGTATGAAGGAAACACAAATTAAATTAAAAATGATTAAACTGCTCGGAGATGTAAAAACCGAAGATAAATTTACTAAAATGCGGAAGGAAATGATTGAGTTTGTTGAGAAGGAACGGCACACTACTATTTCCTCTATGAACATAGTTGATTGTATTTTGGTTGCTCATTTAGATAGTCAGAAAGACTTACGGAGAGAAAATGAGATTAGAGATTGAAGGAAATGTTGATGGTTTTAGATTTGTTTTAAAAGATATGCCTGAAACAACCACAGAATTATTAACTTTAATTGGTTATCTTGAAAGAGTGAAACAGGTTATAATGAAAAAAATAATGGAAGAAACAGATAACTTTGAAGTTTCTATGGATAAGGGGAAAGAAAATGACTGAGAAGGAAGAAGAAGATTGGTTTAAATTTTATCATGGTGACAAAATTAGAAAAAAAGTATTTGAACAGATTACACACTGGCGAGAATATGGAAGAAAATGGTCTGGAACGTTTTTTACTTCTGGATTAATGCGAGATATTGCTAATTATTGCGAGGAAGAGATAGATAACGCCAAACTCAAGTTAAAGGAAGAAATTAAAGAATGGATAGAAACTCAAAGAAAAACTAACGATATGTGGCGATTAGAGGGAGAAGAATTATTTTATAGGTTAGAGAAAGACTTACTCGGAGGGAAAGAAGGCTTATTATGAAGCCAATAAAGATAAACTGAAAGCTTATCGCTTGAAAAGAAAGGAGAGAGGAAAATGAAAAATAAAGATATTGTTAATGAGCTTAAAGAAATAAAAAGCAAAATGCGTAATATGGGTTATGTCATTAATAGGATTATCAAGGAGTTAGAAAAATGATTGAACTGAGAAAATGAAACAAACGATTAGAAGGATTGTTGCAAAATTGTACTCATTAAAGAAACCAACAGAATTCAATGAAGCAACTGCATTAAAATTCAACCACTGTTCAGCGGTGTTGAGGACCAAAGGATTGGTTAAGTTAGATTGGTACAGGTTACGTGGAATAATTGTGACCAAATGTGCCAGATGTTTGAAGGTGATAGAAATTGGGAAATATGAAAGGGGTAAAAGGTGTGAAGCTTGTAAAAACCAAGTTGGCAAAGAGATTAAGCAGAGCAACCGGAAAAGCACCCGGAGAAAACCAAAAAGAGTTCAGGACAATTCTTAACGCTGTTATCAAACAATGGGATCTTAGAAGCCCCGTTGATTTAATGATTGCTAATAGGATGGTTTCTACATGGATGAAGATGAGGAATGTAGAAGAGTCTATAAAAAAATATGGCATTTTCTTTGAAGACCAGGATGATAAAGGAACAACTAAAAGAGTTAGGGCAAATGAACTTGTTTATTATCTGAAACAATTAGAAGCAGATTTCCGTGCATATTATCGGTTACTAGCTAATGCTAACAAAAATAAAGGAGATGAAGAACCAGATGACTTATTGGAATGGTTAGGGGATGGCAAAAAAAGTTAAGCTTGATAAAAAGAAGTTAAAAACTAATCCTGCATATTTCATTGAGAAGATAATCTATGCAAAAGATGGGTTTAAGCTGACATCGTTCCAGAAAGAGTGGTTACGACTGATTGAAGATAAAAAACGTGTCTGTATGATGGCGTTCAGGTCATCCGGGAAGACTCGACAATTATTTGTACATTATTTTTTATGGAAGGCGTTAATTAACCCGAATACGCAATATTTGATAATATCGCGTACATTACCTCAAGCAATAGAAGTTTTAAAGGATATAAGGTTAACATTAGTGACAAATCCGTTACTTAAGAGTTTTATACCTAAGAATAAGAGCAGAACTTGGTCACGAACAGAATTGGAATTTTCTAACCATTCAAGAATCTTATCAAAAGCGTATAATGAAAATGTAAGAGGATTACATGTTGATGGTGTTGGATGTGTGACTAAAGAGACAAGTATCATTACTTCTAAAGGTGTTAAGAATATTAATGAAGTGTCAAAAGGGGATTATGTGTTAACTCATAAAAATAGATTTAAAAAAGTGCTTGAAACTTCTGAACGAAAATGGAGGGGTAAAATCTATGAGATTGTTACTGAAAGAGGGATAAAAATTAGAATCACTGGGGAACATCCTTTCTTGGTTAAGTCTGGTTCTCATAAAAAATGGAAAAGGGCAGATAGGATTAAAATGGGGGATTACTTAAACATACCTGAAACTGGTACAAACCCTGTAATTAATTTTGATAATAATAAACGGTGGTTCCGTGTAACCCCTATTCTCGCCCAGATTATGGGTTATTATGTTGCAGAAGGTTCTTACATGGATGGAATCCGTTTTTCATCAAGTATGCCAGTATATCAATCTATACTCAAAACTTTTTTTGGAAAATGTTCACGTTATAAAAATCATACGATTTTTGATTATGTTGTACATGATCGTGCTTTAGGGAAGGCTTTTAGGAATTGGTTTGGAAATTCTTCCCTCACAAAAAAAATACCTCCTTTTATCTTTCGCAGTTCTCGTAAAGTCCAGACAAGTTTTCTTGTTGGTCTTTTTGATGGTGATGGACATTACTCTGCTGGTGCATGTGATTATACCACCAGTTCATTACAACTGTACAATGATGTGAAACAGCTTTGTGACTTGGTTGGTTTTAAATTTTCTGAATATAATTCTAAATTTAGCCCCTTATCTTCTCGTGAAAATTATAGATTAAGAGTTCCAGTCCAGTCAATGTGTTTATTACGAGAATTATTTTTTAGTAAAAAAAGAGGGGCGCATATTGAAGTAAAAGGTCAAAGAAATAAACACTAAAAAATCTACATTCTTATGTGTATAATCTCAAGGTGGATGAAGATAATTCTTATTGTGGAAATGGGTTATCTTTACATAATTGTGATGAATTGGGCACCTACGAAAATCATGAGATTTTTAAGAAGGCAGTTCTCCCGACCATCCGGGCTAAGAGGGGATTCTTTGTTGGGATTGGTACACCATTATCAGAATTGGACTTGTTACATGAAATTGAACAAGATCCCGGGTTCAGTTCAATCTATTTTGACCGTTACCCGGCAGAATCAAAGGAGAAGGGTAATCTGTTTGAGATTCGTTACCCAGACACAGCAATTGTTCATAAAGATGGAGCAGTGCACATTACTGACAAAAAGACAGGTAAGACAATAGAGACATACAACCACCTCACCTGGTCACAGGAATTTCTGCTGAAACCGGTTTCAACGGAAGATAAACTGTTTCCACCGCATATGGTCCAGGCATGCCTTGATCCTTCTTCTGCGTTCCAGATGGAGCCGGTTAACATGAAACAATACTTCATGGGGTGCGACTTTGCTATGTCTGCACAATCAGGCGCAGATTATACTGTTATCACTATTCTGGAAAAATCTCCAGGTTCCAAGAAGCTCAAAATCGTTTGGATCGAGAGATTTAAAGGATTAGACTACAGGATTCAGAAAGAGAGAATTGTTGAGTTGGCAGAACGTTACCAGATTACTAAAGCGTTAGGGGATGAGAATACGTTTGGGAAAGTATTCATCTACGATTTGAAGGCAGCAGGCATCCCAATTGAGGGGTTTAAGTTCAGTTCTACAAATCGCAGTAAGGATGAAATTATTAAAGCGTTACGAGACCAGTTTGAGAAAGAAGGGTTTATTATCCCTTATTCTCGTGAAGATGTCAAAACTACTCTAACTGTTAAGAAATTAATGGAAGAATTGAATGCGTTTGGTATTTTGTTTGATATGCGTTCTAAGACTGTTAAGTTTGAAGGATTAGGCAGACATGATGATATGGTTGTCTCACTAGGTCTAGCAAACTTTATCGCTCGGCACATTTCAATGGGGTTATTCTCTGTTGTAAAAGGAATGAGAAAATCAGGCAATAACCCGTTCATAGTGAAATAAGGGGCTGTAGCTTAGTCTTGGTAGAGTGCTGCTCTGATAAGGCAGAAGTCGTGGGTTCAAATCCCACCAGCCCCATTTTAGTAAAATAGGTTTTAAAGAGAAAAAGATTTTGATATTCTGATGGGTATTTTTGAAGCTATTAGACGTAGGAAGAGAAATCCTTCTGGGGCAGCAATTGTTGCTAAAACACAGACTAGGCAGGGATTATTACTCGAGACTGAGAGTGACACCCGTGTTAATCTATTTTTGAATTATCGGAAAGCTTATGATAGTGTTCCATTGATAAAAGCGATAATAGATGTGCAAGCTGACCAGACTGCACAAGAATTCTTTTTTGAAGGTCCAAATTCTAAAAAGTTGACTAAATGGGCAGATGAAGTAAACCTTCAACAATTTTTCCATAGAACTGCCAAGATGATGTTACTTTATGGAAACAGTTATACTGAAGTGGTAAGAGATGGTGACAAAAGTAACAGAAATGAAAATCTTGGACCCTACCTGGGTTGATGTCCATAGAAGTCCTGTTGGGAAGTTATTAGGTTATTCGCAAATAATCAAGAGTAAGAAATTACTGTTATGGGGTTCTACCGGTGCTAAACGTATTGATGACCAGTTTAAGAAAAGGATAATGAATTTTGATTCAATAGTTCATTTCCCACATAACCNTATCGGTGCTGATAAATACGGTACAAGTATTCTTCGACCAATGTTACAAGCAATTAATATTAAACATGACATGGAAAACAATCTTCAGAAAATCCTATTCAAGTTCGCAGCACCGCTTATTTGGGCTAAAGTTGGTTCAAACGAATTCCCTGCAAGTGAAACTCATGTTGATGATGTGAGTAACACAATAAGAGATTTACAAGCGGAAAGTGAGATAACTACCACCCATCTGGTTGACCTCGGCGTTCTTGATTTTAATTCTAAAGGGATAGATCTGCAGACTCCTGTGAACCATGTTGAACAACAGATAATCACTGGCGGTCAAGTCCCGCCCGTATTATTGGGGCGGTCTGAAAATGTTGACCAAGCATCGGCAGAAGTCCAGTTAAGAAATTTTGGTAGGCACATAAAAGCTATCCAAAGAGAACTTAAAAATATATTTGAGGATGTAATCATTACAAAATATAATCTGGGAACAGAAGAAGATAAACTTGTTTGGGTACAGGCAGAAGAGAGAGAGAGAGAAATTGAGATTGATATTCTTCGAGGGCTTGTAACTGACGGTATTCTGACTCCTCAAAAAGCGAATGACCTTCTTCCTCCTCGGTTCAGAGAAACGTTGCCCGAGATTAATGACCCCCTTAATCAACAGGCAGTTGGCCAGGGCGGGTTACAAGTTCCACGTGCATCACAGGGAAGTCCAGACAAGATTAAAGATAATCCAAACGATCCAACTAAAACTACTAAAAATGCAAGAACAAAAGGTAAACGAAGACCGAAGAGTGATAGAGAAGATAAGAGGGATAATAACAAATGAGACCTTATGTTAGTTTAGGCAAATTGAAACCAATCATCATGGAAGTTGTTGATGAGAGAGGGATGAAAGTACACGATATGCTTGTTGGAAAAAAAGAGAAGAAAAAGCTACGTCACCAGGTTATTGAGAGGGCTTCATTATGAATAGAGGTGGTAAGAATNTTGTTTAGTTGTCCTGTTTGTAAAGAACGGCACAGTGTACCAGACAGGTATGATAACAAAGAATACATTTGTCCTAATGGGCCAAGTAGAAGGTCACGAAAAACTTTCCAGAACTTAAGACCTAATGATTTGTTAACAAGAAACGAACCGTTATGGAACGCTTCGAGTACCAGGGAAGATGTTCAAAGAGCAGCCACTGTTTTTATTAGCGGTCCAGAGTTTGATTTAAGAGGGGAACGAATAGGTGTTGAAAGAAAAAAGAATTATTGAGGTGAATAATCATGCCAATTGGTAAATTTAAAAATTTCCAGGAATGTGTCAATGCACAAACAAGCAAGGGTAAATCAGTAGAGTCAGCAAAGAAGATATGCGGTTCATTACAAGCAAAAACTGAACGTCGTGAAAATGTTAAATTCATGTTCTCTCCAAGTTTTGAGATCAAGGAGGGTGTAGATAATCAAGGTAAATGGTTACGTATTGGTGGTATAGCATTACAAGAAGGCGTTAGCCTTAATAACAATAAATACACTGTTGAGAACCTGAAAGATAATGATGGCCAAGATTTCAAATGGCTGTTTGGTCATCCAAGTGATGACACTGTTGAAGAACATATTGTTGGGAAAGGTAAGTTGAGTTTTGAAGGGGGAGATTTGCTTCACGAAGGAAGAATAAGAAATACTTNTCGCCATCCCGATGTAGTAGAAAGTATCCAAGACGGGTTCTTGGGCCCAAGCATACACGCTTCGGCTAAAGCAAGTTACAAGAACTGAAGAAGGCGTCTTTGAGATAGAAGGATTAAAGTGTAGATGCGGTAGGATTAGTAGCATTCCAAGGGGTCAAAGGCGCCTCTATAGACTACGCTTTGGCTGAATCGTTTGATGTGATAAAGGAAGATAATATAGAGGTAGAAAAAAACTATGGAAGAAGAACAACCAAAAGAGGAACAACCTAAAGAAGAACCAGCTCCAGCTCCAGAGCCAGCACCTGAAGAAAAACCAGCAGAGTCTGTCTCCGTTGANGATTTTAAGAAGGTAAAGGAAGAATTGGAATCTATGAAAGNAGGTAACAAAGCTAAATTAGTAGAAGCTGTCCTTAAAGTTAATAAGGAACTGAAAGAAGCTGATTTATTGAAAGAATCTGAAGAAAGACTGAACTTGAGGCTCGAGTATGAGCAGAAATTGGCAACTAAGACTGAGAGTGTTGGCGTCGTTGAAACACCAGAAGAATCAAACGATGAAGCAAAATTAGTATTAGAAAAAGACGGGTCCGTTGGAATGGCTAAGGAAACTTATGCAAAATTCAATGAGGACATCCGTTCAAAAGTGAGGTAGATAAAAAATGGCACAAACAGGATTTATGTTCTCCGATGAAGGAAGAACAATTAGTGTGCAGAATGATAGTGGGACTACCGCCATTGAAGCTGGAGATGTTGTATTCTCCATTGCCAATGATGACGTGTTAACCGGTACNGCNGCTTCCGCAAGGAACGCTTATGCAGTCGGAGACGTCAAAATGTAAGTCCATGACAGATTCTGCATCTGGATACCAAACCGTTTTAGGAGTAGCTTTAGAAGACATTCCTGCAGACGGAGTGGGAGCAGTAGCTTTTAGAAGGACTATTTATGCACGCAGCTTCAGAGAATGTTGAAGCAGGTGGGTTNGTTCAAGGAGACGAAGCAGCATCGAACAAGCTTGATGCTTTAGACGTAGCAAACGTTGAGCACAAGATTGGTAAGGCACTGACAGGCGGTAGCGCAGACGGAAAGTATATTCTTTGGAAACTTTCCTTATAGAGGTGAAATAGAAAATGCCAGCACAATTATTAAACACAGGAAGTGCAGATTTTGCAAGTTCATCTGCAAACACTGCCACAACTTCTCACCTTATCCCAAGACCCCTTCTGCCTGAAGTATTGAACGCAGTCAGAAAGAAACTTGTGTTAAGAGGACTTGCAGCGAGAGTGTTCGGACCAGGAGCAATCCCAGGAAGAACTTTAGTTATCCCGTTACAAGCAGAATTATCAGCGAATAACTCACTACTTGTTCAGCAAGTTGGTGAAGGTGGAGAAATCCCTCTCGTACAGAGTGAATGGACTAGCCTAACATTGACCCCAGTTAAGTATGGTGTTCGTGTAGGTGCAACCAAAGAACTTGGGGAAGACGGATTAATAGACCTTTTATCCTACCATGCAGAACTAGCAGGTTACGAGTTTGCTGACAACGAAGAAGCTTTGATTGTTTCAGCTTTAGACGCAGCATCTACTGCATCTTCTCAAGACGTTTCCAACGGTAACGCAACTTTGCCTATTAGTGATATCACTGCTGCTATGCAAAACTTAGAAGCTGCTAATTACCAACCATCTCATATGGTTTGTGGTGTAGAGATTGCGAACGATTTGAGAAACATTGACACCTTTGTCGAAGCTGACAAGTCCGGCGTTATGAATCCTACCATGAATCTTATTGGAAGGATTTTCGGAATGCAAGTTCTTGTTAGTAACAACGTATCAGCTAAGTTGGCTTATGTACTTGACGCAAGTCATGCATTTTTCATTGCTGAAAAGAGGCCTTTAACTGTTGAGAGATACAGTGACCTTGCACGTGACACTGGATTTGTTGTAGTTACCCAGAGATTAGCAGTTTCTGCGTTTAGAAATGCTGCAGTGTCTGAGATTACGACCACATAGAGACCTAGCGTCTTTTTTTTATTTTTTTTTAATATAAACAGAGGTGAAAATAATGGCAT